ATGCGGAACAAGGCACGTCGGGAGATGACCAAGGCTGGGCGCGTGAAGAAGGGCGACGGCATGGACGTCGACCACAAGAAGCCGCTCAGCAAGGGCGGCAGCACGGGTGCGTCGAACCTGCGGGTCAAGCCCAAGTCTGCCAATCGCAGCTTTGCAAGAACGTCGTCAGGCGCAATGAAGAAGGCTTGACGCAGTAATCGGTTTCGGTATGATGGGGAGGCCCACGCTGGCTGCGGGGGCTCCTTCAGAAGTGGTTTAGCGCGGGGTCCCCTCCCCGCGCTCTTTTTGCTGAGGTACGGACCGTACCCCAGCTATTTTGCTTCATGGGTGCCCATGCAAATCATCGAAAACAAGGCCCTGCTGCTGACCACACGCAAGGCTGATCAGATCGTTCGGCTCATCCCCAAGAGCAAGCTCCTCGAGCGGCAGGGAGATCTTGGCAGGGTGCTGGTCAACTGGGGTTACGACGAGGCGCGGATCCTGCGCAACCTGCGCATCAAGGACGTGCCGAGCCCCATTCTTGGAAAGTACAAGTGGCCGGGCATCTTCAGCCCGTTCGAGCACCAGCGCACCACCGCAGCCTTTCTGACCTCGCATCCTCGAGCGTTCGTTCTGTCAGACCCGGGCACGGGCAAGACGGGCGCTGCCGCATGGGCGGCGGACTACCTAATGACGATCGGCGTTATCAAGCGCGTTCTGATCGTATGCCCAGTGTCCATCATGGAGACGGCGTGGCTGTCTGACCTCTTCAAGACGGTGATGCACCGCACGGCGGCGCTCGCAGTGGGCACGCGTGCCAAGCGCGAAGCGGTGATCGCCGGGGGCTACGAGTTCGTCATCATCAACTACGACGGCGTGAAGGTGGTTCGCGACGCACTTGCCAACGGTGGATTCGATCTGATCATTGCTGACGAAGCCAACGCTGTGAAGTCGGTGACGACGGACCGGTGGCGCGCGCTTGCAGGGCTGATCACTGCGCACACACGCCTGTGGATGATGACGGGCACCCCGGCGGCACAGTCGCCTGTGGATGCCTACGGACTTGCCAAGCTCGTGAACCCGGCGGGGGTACCCAAGTTCTTCGGTGCGTTCCGCGACCGTGTGATGTACAAGGCCACGCAGTTCAAATGGATCCCTCGAGCCAACGCCTCCGAGATCGTGCACAGCGTCCTGCAGCCTGCCATCCGGTTCTCCAAGGCGGAGTGCTTAGATCTCCCAGACATGCTGTACACAACGCGGGAGGTACCGCTGACCGCGCAGCAAGAGAAGTACTACGAGAAGATTCGCAAGTCGATGGTGGCGACGGCAGCGGGCGAGCGCATCACGGCGGTCAACGCAGCGGGCATGATCAACAAGCTCCTGCAGATCAGCCAAGGCGTGGCGTACACCGAGGACCGGGAAGTTGTTGAGTTCGACATGCGCAGCCGCATGGATGAGCTGCTTGATGTCATCCGGGCTACGCCCAACAAGGTGATCGTCTTCGTGCCGTTCAAGCATGCGCTCGAGCGTGTGGAGCAGGAATTGATTAAGGAGGGCATATCAGTTGCCACCATCCACGGGGGTACCCCCGCTTCACACCGCGCCCAAAACATCAAGCGCTTCCAGACAGAAGATGACCCGCGAGTCATTATGCTGATCCCGCAGGCCGCCGCACACGGCATCACGCTCACCAAGGCGGACACCATCGTCTGGTGGGGGCCCATCGCCTCGGCTGAACTCTACATGCAGGGTAACGCCCGGGCGCACCGTGCAGGCCAGCGCAACCCCGTCACCGTGGTGCGCATCCAAGGCAGCCCCGTGGAGAAGCGGATCTACAACCTGCTCGATGGGAAGGTGGATCTCCATCAGGGCCTCGTTGAACTTTACGAACAGGAGATTGCTTGACATAGTTATTCGCCCCTGTATAATTCTAAGTCCAATATAAAAGAAGGAGCTGTCCCGTGGATGCTGACAAACTTGTCGCTGCATACATCAAGATGCGCGACGCAAAAGACGCCATCACGCGCGAGTACGATGCCAAGGTCAACGAGATCAAGGAGCAGATGGAGCTGATCGAGCAAGCTCTGCTCGAGATCTGCAAGTCGACCGGGCAAGACGGCGGACGCACGACGCACGGCACGTTCAGCCGCAGCGTCAAGACGCGATACTGGACCAATGATTGGGACTCCATGTACCGCTTTATCAAAGAACACGACGCTGTCCAGCTTCTGGAGCAGCGAGTGCACCAAGGCAACATGAAGCAGTTCTTGCAGGAGAACCCGGGCACCCTGCCTGAGGGTTTGAACGCGGACGCTCGTTATGCCATCACGGTCCGTCGGGCCAGCAAGTAACCTAAGGAAATACTTCCATGTCTGAAATCACTCTGTTCAAGCAAGCCGGTGTCGCTATCCCTGACTACATTCGTGCCGATGACGACGACTTCACGCGCAAGATGGCCGGCAACCCCGGCGGCAAATCGATCAGCATCGAGGGCGGTGTCTGGCGCATGATCGTGGGCGGCGAGGAGATCGCCAAGAACGAAGACCGTGCCATGAACTTCGTGGTGGTCAACGGCTCGCCCAACGTGTCGCGGGTCTTCTACTCTGGCAAGTACGTCAAGGGCGAAGCCTCGGCTCCTGCCTGCTTCTCGGCGGATGGCAAGGCCCCGGATCCCACGGCTGTGAGCCCGCAAAGCTCTGCCTGCGCAACCTGCCCGCAGAACGTCGAAGGGTCGGGCGATGGTACGTCGCGCGCCTGCCGCTACTTCCAGCGCATCGCTGTTGCTCTCGAGGGCGATATCGGTGGCAACGTCTACCGCTTGCAGCTCCCGGCCAAGTCGATCTTTGGCAAGCCTGTTGGCGAGAAGATGCCGTTCCAAGCGTACGCACGGTTCCTTGCGGGCCACGGCGTGCCTATGAAGGGCGTTGTGACCGAGGCTCGCTTCGATACGTCGCAGTCCGTGCCGGTGCTGACCTTCCGCTCTGTGCGCCCGCTTACCCGGGATGAGTGGGAGCTGTCACTGCAGCAAGGATCGACCCCCGATGCCATGCAGGCTATCGAGACGAAGTTCGCCTCGCCCACCAAACGCGCTGCAGCCCCGGCAGCAGCACTGCCCAACACCTTTACACCTGAAGCCACCGCGCACATGTCTGAGCCGACCAAGCGAGAGAGCAAGAAAGACGCTCCGCCTGCGCCGCCGAAAGACCTGAACTCGGTGCTCTCCGCATGGAGCTCTGACGATGGCGATGAATAAATCACGAGGGTACTCCCACAACCTCGTCAAGCTGATCGAGGGCGCTGATCAACAGTCGATCGGCGTGCAGCTAGGTCGTATGTGCATCGAGAATGACATCCCGGTGCGCGAGATAGCTACGGCTCTCAACGTGTCACGTATGACGGTGTACCACTGGTTCGCGGGTCGATTCACCCCGCGCCAAGAGTACGTGACGCGTATCGAGCAGTTGCTTGAAGATCGGCGGCGCTCGGCAGTATAGTTGTCCCCCCGGGGCTAGAGAGGCTTCTCTGACGCAGCGGACCACGGCCCGCTGCCCCGGGTTTTTACCGTGTGCTCAACCGCGTGGGGCAATGTGACTACACAATTCTACGAGGCGGTACTACCGCCCACTGGGAACTACTGCGCTGTCGGCATCATCAACAAGCGTGTGGTGCATAGTTTCCATACAACGTTCAGTGAACTACTTCAGAAGGGGGAGGAGCTAAGCAAAGAGGGGCTTAACGCCTACTTTGCGCTGGCTACCTTCGAGAAGCCGGAGGATGGGCGCAAAGCAACCAATGCAGTAGAACTTCAAGCGCTATTTCTTGATATCGACTGTGGGTATAACAAGCCCTATCCCGATAAAATAGCGGGCAGCCAAGCACTGCGAGAATTCGTCGATCGTCGAGGTTTGCCAGAACCTGTTCTGGTGGATTCCGGTCGGGGCCTGCACGTGTACTGGCCGTTGAAGGCGCCTTTGTCCGCCGCCGACTGGCGGAACTACGGGCTGCGCCTGAAGCAAACCTGCATCAACGACAAGTTCGCCATCGACATCGCAGTGCCGACCGATGCTGCGCGCGTGTTGCGGATGCCGGATACGAAGAACTTCAAGTCGAGCCCGCCATCGCCTGTCATGTTGATGACGGAGATGCAGCGGTACGACATTGAGGATGTGGTCAAAGGGCTGGACGAAGGTCCCGCCGTCACGATGGATTTGCGCGCGGCCCGCGAGTACGGGCTGGATGAGATGACGC